GGCGTTAGTCATATGCCTGACAGTCCATTGTATCCTGGCGGACCAACATGGGAAGAGATTATGAGTAATGATACTGTAGAAGATTATCAAGTGTGGAACTAATATGGCTAGACCAAAAAGTGAACTAAATTTATTAGAACGATTATTAAGTAAAATTGTAGTTGATAGTGTGACTGACTGCTGGGTATGGCAAGGTGGTAAAAACAATATCAATTATGGTATGATGCGTGATGGTAAGAAAATGCGAACTGTACATCGTGTTAGCTATGAAGAACATAGTCAAACAAAGATACCTATAGGTATGTCAATTTTACATAGTTGTGATAACACTCTATGTGCGAATCCGGCACACTTAAGAGTAGGTACACACAAACAGAACATGCAAGATATGTTTGCAAAGGGCAGAGCAAAGGTGTTTGGTGGTACAGGCATGCTTGGTAAAAAGCAGCCAAGAACTGTATGTCCACACTGTAATAGAAATATTCCAAACAACGCATATACTAGATTTCATGGCGATAACTGTAAGAGTAAATTGTAAAAGAATAAATACAATATGATAATTTATAAACAGCGATACTTTGAGCATCGACAAAATGCTAATTATAGAGGAATACCATTTGAGTTAACATTTGACGAGTGGTTACAAATTTGGCAAGATTCCGGCAAATGGCAATTGCGCGGTAAAGGTAAAGGTTCATATGTTATGAGCCGAATTGGTGATGCAGGCCCTTATAAGATAGGTAATGTATATATTAATAACCAAGAAGATAATGCAAGTGAAGCACGTAAAGGACAAAAGAGTTCAATTGAACATGCCAATGCAATCTCTGTCGCCCTTACAGGTAAAAAGAAGTCTGCTACCGCAGTCGCTAAAAATGCTATCAGTCAATTAAGTAGACCAAAATATACATGCCAACACTGTGATAAATTAATAAGTGGCGCTGGCAATTTGAAGCAACACATTGCTAGTAAGCATAAGGAAATAGAATGAAAACAAAAGCAGAATTATTAAAGCGTAACCCAATATATTCTAGCATCTACAATGAGATGTTGGCATACCAGTACGCCTACTTGGGGGGACTACCTTTCAAGATGTTTGTGCGTAAGAAAAGACCTAGTGAAGATAGTACACTTTATCAAGATTTAGTTGCTAACACTATTGCACAGCCTATCTGTCGTTATATCGTTGACACAATCAATGATGTATTGTTCGAGCCAGGCATTAAGCGTAACATGCAATTCTGTACCCCAACAGGAGCAAGACTTGATCCTAACAGCACAGAATGGGCTGATTTAATGTTGTTAGACGCTGACTTAACTAATCGTAGCATGAATGGTTTCATGGAAAGTATCGGTGATTTGACAAGTATCTATGGACATTGTTGGGTCGCAGTTGACATGCCACAAAAAGGTCAAGGCGATCTAGGAAGACCATATGTTTGCGCTATCAATCCATTAAATGTATGGGACTGGGAGTTCGATTATTATGGTGGTCGCCCAATGCTTAAGTGCGTTACAGTCATGGAGATGGAAGAAGAAGATTGTTATTATATCAAGTGCTATCATCTTGGTGACGCTGTTACTCCAAGCTATTGGGAAAGTTATGAAGTAGAAAAAGGACCTGCAAAATTAGAAGAACCTGCTAAACTAATTGGCACCGGCAGTTATCCACCAGGCATGAGTTTGCCTATATTCATCGCATATGGTCGTAGAGATCCTAGGACAATTGATTTAGGCATCAGTGATATTGATGCGGCAAGTGATGCTATGCGTGAGTTCTATAAATTAGAATGTGAAAAGTATACAGCATTGCAGTTTGCACATACAATCATTCGTGCAGACAAAGGCGTTAGTATTCCAGTACACGCGGGAGCAATCGTGAGAGCAAATGAGGGACAAGTAGAAGCTATCCCCATTGACACCGGAGATGTTGATGCAATCATCAGAGCGCAACAAGATATCCTTGAACAGATTGAAGCACTTACGGGCTTAGGTGGACTACGCAATAGCAAGAATCAAATTGCGTCAGGCATTGCAATTATTGAAGAACGCAAACAACTACATCGTCTTGCAAAAAGTAAAGCTAGACTGATGGAAGTAACAGAAGAAATGATTTATACATTTGCCGCACGATTTATGAATGTTCGTTGGGCAGGTGAAGTCGCTTATAACACTGACTATGAAGCGCATGATACAAACTATAGAATGGCTATCATCAAATCTGCAAAAGATTTAGTTGGCGACAATCCAATGGTACAAGCATTGATTACAAAAGAAATCATTGCTATGCTTGCTCCTGATACTGCAATACCAGAATATGAAGATGCATACATTCAAACAATCGCTGATCCTGATTTACGCAATTTAATGACTGAGCAAAACAATGAAGTCCTCAGCCGTGATTTGGGACCAAGCATGATACCAGAACATGAAATGTATGGTGAGAACGGTGAAAATGAAAATGGTGAAGAATCAGAATCAGAAGGATCATTTGGTAATGATGGTAATGCATCATTGCTAGGTGGTGTAGATACCCCTGTTACTAATGTAGGTGTGACATATTACACTCAACAAGTAGCTCCAGTAATGTTGCAGGGTATGAATACAGGTCGTTAAAATCTATCTATATTCAATATGCATAAATACATTACACAATCGGTGATTACGATATAATCAAGGAAAAAATTAATGGACAATCAAAATTTCGTTGGCAACGATGTAGCCCCTGTAACTGCACAGGACTCTATGAGTGAAGCAGGAGAGCAAAACGTTAACCCAGGTGCAATTCGTAAAAGCACAACTCAATCACTATTAAGTGCGTTATCTAATGCAAGTGGAACTCAATTCCAATCTGTTGAAGATGCGTTAGCTTATATGGCAAGAGTAGGGGCTCAAAACAACAACGGTGGCAACGCACAGCCAGGTGGACAACCAAAAGCTCAACAGAGTTCGAACGGTCGTGTCACTACAAATGATTTGCATGAACAGTTTAGTAAACTTCAAAACGATCTAGCAGTAAAAGAGCAAAGATTGCGTGAGAAAGAATTAGACAGTGATATTCAGCGAGCCATGGGTGACAAGTTTGATTCAGACCTACTTGATTATGCATTGAATAAAGTGAAAAACAATATTCAATGGAATGACGATGGCACTTATGCTATTGTTAATCAAAAAGGTCAAGAACGCTATGGTAGTGATGGCAATCCACTTACAATTTCAGGATTAGTAAATGAAGTAGCTCAAGGTAATCCTAAGCTATTAAGACAGAGTAACACTAATTCTGGATCTGGTTTAAGACCTGGACAAGGTTCTTTCACTGGTGCACTAGAGGAATCTATTCCTGACTATAGCCGTGACCCTGCCGCATTCAATGCGTGGGCTAACAAAAACGGACTAGGTAAGGGAGTTGGTTTAAAAGGTCTAGGTGTGTCAGCGACAGTATCAAGTTCAAGTCGCAAAGTACTCTGATGCCAACAAATTTAATTTAAGGAAAATATTATGGCTTATGTTCTCGGCGGTCCAAATAACGAAGGTGATGGTTTTACCACTGCTATCTCTAACTTCGCTCTCCGTGCTATGCACGAATCAAATGGTTTAGTGAACTTCACTAATGTTGTTGCACCTACACAAGGTCAAACATTTTTAGTTCCAAATTTCGCTCCTATTACATATCAAGACTACAATGCTAACGGCACTGGTGGTACATATGGTACAGGTAACGCGGTTGTACAGAATCCTGCATTGGGTCAAGGTACAATCACAGCAACTCCTGCAGTTGCACAAACAGCGTTTGATATCTTCTACGGATGGACAACAAGTTTCACATTGGCAGCTACATTAGGTGCTGAACTTGGTGAGTCATTCGCTGAAAAAGTAGATCAGCGTGTCACAGCGGCTTTCTTATCATTCAAAGCAACACCTGGTAACACATACTACGCAACTAGCGCAGACGGATTTGATCGTGTCTTGCAATTAGGTGCTATGGAAGTTATCGCTGGTGGCGCAACACCAACAACAAACACAGAAGGCTTTACATCTAATAGCATTTTAGATTGTATTCGCCTAGTTAAGCAGAACTTTAAAGTTGCTCGTATGCCTGGCACACCAGTTATCGTTATGGATAGTAATGGTAATGCAAACTATTTCTCTGGTACTCCTGCAGGTCAAACAGGTTCTAGTTTGAATCGTTTGTTAGCTGAACTAACAGGTGGTGCAGTTTCTCAATCAGGTGGTTCTAATCTATCTGCTCTTGGTAACGAATTGTTATCAACAGGTAAGATCGAGTCAGTTTATGGCTGTATGATTATGTTCACTACATTCTTGCAAGACGCTACTCGTACTGTCGCTGGTGTTCCATCATGCCCAGTATTAGTTGGTGCTTATTTCGGTGACAGTGCATTGTTCACTGTTATGAAAGAAGGCTTGCAACTTAAGACTGGTGAAGTACCAGGCGGCTTGCAGATTTGGTTAACTGGCGTAGGATACTTCGGTTCTGGCGTTGGTGACTTGCGTAGAGGCGGAGCTATTAACATTCAACAAGCGTAAATTGAATTAGTCTAGGAATAATATAATATGTCAGTACCCTATCAACGAATATCAAATGCAACAGTAGAGGACATTATGTTCTACGATCCGGCAGCGGAGCGTAGGGCTAGTGCTCTTAATGTTGATTGGGCTCCCTACTTTAAAGTCGGTTCACAAGAGTGGCTTTATAAGTTGGAGTTCGGATGGTGGCAGAAATACTGCGACACAGTGTTAGGTGCTTACTATTATAACAATCTGCCCAATGGTCAATTGATATCAAGTTTCAATCCTAGTTTGCTCATTAAAAGTGACCAAACATTAATTCGTTTAGATACATTCGGTGCAATACTAGTTTTCTATGAAAGTCTAGTAACCGATGTGTCTAACATGAATGAGGTTGATGTTCAAAATTATGAATTCGCTAAAAAGCGATGTGAAGATGAATGGACAAAAGCGTTGCAACTTATGAACTTCTATGATTTATACATGGATAGTCCACAGGGTCCAACGACAAAACTTGAAGAAAATTGGACAGCGGATGTTGATTATTTCAACGGAGATAGGAGATATTTCTAATGGCTGAAGTCACTTATTCAGTATTGAACGAACCTTATGTAAAGCAATCACAAATTATTGCTGTCACAAGGCGTGATATACCTAAAGCATGGAACATACCAATCTTTGAAGACTTCCCTAGCGATAGTGAAGTCGTAAGATATGGCATCTATGTAAGTGATGTACACATGGTCAGTAGAAATCCTCATCAATTAGCAATACAATATTGTGGTGCTATCTATCACGCATATGACGAGTTTAATATTACATATATTTCTTATCAAGACGATCCATACAATACAGCAGTCAATGCTATTATTGGAAATTTAGTTACCGCTGTCAAAGATGATGGCGTTCAATTAATGGATGGATACTTTGAAAGAGATTTTGAACAGATTCGCACATATGGACCAACACAAGCAGAGAAGCATACCTGGACATTCAGAATGCTACGAATGGAATTTAATACATAAAGCCTAACACAAGGAGAAATCAAATGGCAAGAATCACAGTAAACACAACAGGCACAAATCCAATACTCATCTTGAGTACAAATTTAGCCAATGTATCTGCTGCCAATCTCGCAAATGGAAATATCGATCTAGCTAATAGTTTATCTGTAACTTGTTTACAAGATATCACTGTTACATCTAGTACCGGTATCTATTCATATACCGACTTTTGCAGTATCGACACAAATAAAATCACTACACCAGCAGATAACGAAATTTCAACGAATTTAGTTATTGATCCGACAGTATACTTCGGTACTGGTGGTAGCAACAACGCCGCCGAATATGGCGTATCAGCATTGAGCCAAAACAAAGTTGAAGTACAATTCAAACTTGTATGGAACAACAGTAATGCTAATGCTAATGTTGCAAACTCATACTTCACTACAGGAGTTGGTTACATATCGTCACTAGCACCTACAGTAAGTCCTGAAGCACCTGTCTGGGTAACACCTATGACTATTGCTGTTGACGGAACAATGTACACTGCACAGCAGTAATTTGTGATAGCATGAATAAAGAGGGGACAGGTTGTCCCCTTTTTTAATAATTGAAAGATAACAAATGAATAACGATAACAACATATGGTTAAAGACTGAAGAAGAAAAACTTCGTAGTCTTATCGCAGACGAGGCAAAGATGATGCCTATGCTTGACGCAATTCAAGCAACAATCAAGCAATTAAAAGCAAAACAAGCGTTTAGACTAGCACTGCTTAATCAGTTACTAGAAGATGCAATCAATAAAGAATAAATACAATACAACAATTTAAAGGTAAAACAAATGAACATATCAGAATTTAAAATCAAACCAAAACTCATTGAAATAACAATTGATGACAAAGAAATCATAGAACAATATGGTGACACCATCAAGTTTCACATGTACGATCATTTGGATTTGACAACATACTTCAAGTTCTTTAGAGCACAGAGTGAAGGCAACACAGACGAACTACTTAAGATTGTAAAAACAATCGTGCTTGATGAAAAAGCAAAACCAGTAATGTCGAACGAATACGAATTGCCTGTAGATATTTTCACAAACGCAGTAATTAAGATTACTGAACATTTGGGAAAGTCAGAAACCAAGAACTCAACCCCAACGGAGACTGGAACACAGCGATGATGCTAAACATTGGAGTCATTGCAAAAACATATGGTATGTTGCCTAGCCAAGTAGTTGGTAATGCAACAACATATGACTTGATGATCTCTGATGTTATGAGTTCTTGGGAAGAGTATCAATATAATAAAGCAATGGGGAAAAGCACTGTGCCTGATTATACTACAAAAGAATTATTAGACATGATGCACAAAGGTAAAACAGATGAATAAAATCGTTAGTAAATTAAATTCTATTAAAAGTCTATTGAATGAAAATAAAATAGCGGCAGAAGGTGCAAAGTATATGCAAAGTATCACTCCTATCAAGAGTGGTAATGCTAGACGCAACACTAAAGTTAATGGAAATTTGATTGAAGCTGATTATCCCTATGCTAAACGACTAGACGAGGGCTGGAGTAAACAGAATCAGATTGGTTTGATTGATCCCACGATGAAGCATATGGAAGAATACATAAAAAAAGGCGCAAATTAAATGGCTACAACAATTTCAGACTTTCTATTACGAGTTAAAGTCACTGGTCAAAGTGCAGTTGATAGTTTAACTAAATCAGTCAACGATGTTGATAAGGGCTTTAATAAAGCTACTACTGGCGCTGACAAATTTGGCACAAGTATTAAAGGATTAGGCTCATCAGTAGTTGGTATGGCAGGTGGTGTCGCCGGCATTGCATTAGCTATCGGTGCGTTAGGTGCTAAAGTGCTTGGCACGGCAGATCAAATTCAAGACTTGAGTGATGCTACAGGTATTAGTGCAGGTAGACTATTAAACTTCAAACAAAGTATTATTGAAGCAGGTGGTAGAAGTGAAGATTTCGAAAAGATATCTGCAAAACTTAATCAAACACTAGGTGATGCCGCAAATGGTAATGAAAAGGCTCGCAAATCATTTAAAGATTTAGGTGTTGCATTAGGTGATGCTAATGGTAACATTCGTAGTACAGATGATTTATTACCAGAAGTATTAAGCGCATTAGCCGCTATTCCAGATCCTGCGACAAGAGCCGCTACAGCAGTCGAACTATTAGGTAAGTCAGCAAATAAAATTGATTGGACTAAAGTTACTGCAGGTCGTGACTTAATTAAAGACGCAGAAATTAAAGCACTTGCTGACTATCGTGGTGAGATAGATAAACTTACAAATAGCATTGAAACAAATTTAGTTAGTGCATTTGGTAAATTAGCAATGGCAATAAACAAAGCGTTTAGCGGTCCATCTACTACAATGGAGAAGTTTAAAGCTGGACTGTACAGTATGTTGCCAGGCGACATGGGCAAAGCAGGTATCGAAGGCATTAAAAGTGATATCATAGCTAGACAAGAAGTTGATGCTGAATCTGCACGATTAGCTAAAAGAGCGGCCATGGCAACTGGTGGTGGTACGACTGGCGCAGTGGCAGGTACTGGTCAATTAAAGATTACTGAAGCAGGACAACAAGCAATTAAAAACGCACAAGCGCAAACTAGTGCTATGCGTGAGACTAATGATTTACAAAACAAATATGCAACTAGTTTAAATGCTACATTAGGTATGCAACAACATGCTGGTGATTTAGCAAGAGCTAATTTACAAATTGATTTTGAGCGTGATAAAAAGATTGCTGATATCAATAAGCAAATTCAATTAGAAACTAACAACAAAGAGCGTGACAGTAGAGTTACTGCAGGTATTGTAGCTGAATTAAACAAACAAGTTAGCATAGAAATGACTGCCGCAGAACAGCGCAAGACAGCAAAGCAAAACGAATTACAGCAACTACAGTATCAAAAAGATTTGATGGCAGACATTATGCTATTGAATCAAAACTTAACACAGAATGTACAATTAGGTCAATTAAGTAATCAAAACAAATTGATTGGCTTGTTTGGTGATGAACTTAAGCAACAACAGGGCTTAATGGGTATTGAGAATGAGAGATTTAATGCAGTTATTGCCGCAAGAAACAAGTATGAAGCATTAGGTAAGAACGCTACAGCGCAAGATGCAATAAGATTACAAAGTGAAATTAGTCAAGCACAAAGTGCGGCTGACATGAAAGTTGCAATATTGCAAGATCAATTGGATAGAGAAAAAGCATTGCGTGAAAATGCAAGTGCTGGTGCGGCACAAGCTATGGAAGCAATTACTCGCAGTATGGATCCATTCCAGAAAGCACAAATGCAAGTGAATAGTTTGTTTGGTAATATGAGCAGTGCTATTGATACATTTGTAGAGACTGGTAAATTTAAGTTTGGTGACTTTGCAAAAAGTGTTATACAAGACATGCTTAAGATTCAATTAAAACAGCAAGCAACTAAACTATTAAGTGGTGCTGCCGGCTTTATAGGTTCGTTGTTGGGATTTGCTGAAGGTGGTGATCCACCAGTAAACAAACCAAGCATTGTTGGCGAGAATGGCCCTGAATTGTTTATTCCAAAGACAGCAGGTACAATCATACCTAATGGTGGTATGGCAGGTGGTGGAATGAATTCAAGCGCACCTATCACTAACAACTATATTACAAACAATATTAACGCATTAGATAGTAAATCAGTAGCTCAAGTATTTGCAGAGAATCGCAAACAATTATTCGGCACTGTAGAACTAGCAAGAAAAGAACTCACATACGGAGTACGATAAAAAATGGCAACAGGATTACAAACAATTATAAATCAATGTAATGGCATATCAATTGACCGTCGTAAGACAGTTGGTATACAATTTACACGAAACGAAATACCTAGAGTAAGTCAAACTCCAACTAAAAATCCCTGGAAATTTGAATTAGATATGCCTTCAAGTTTACGCTATAGTCAATATCGTAGTTTGATGGAATCATTAGATGTATTGGATCGCATTACACCTCAAGTAATTTCATTCAGCGACAATCAATTAATCAATTGGATATTTAAATATCAAGGTGCAATGACTGTTGGACAATTAGCAACAATCACTGTTACTAGTTGGGTAGGTGATACATTAGTACTTAATGTCAGTGGCATAACTGCGGCAAGTACAGCAGTAATATTTCAGCCAAACGATTTGATACAGATTGGATCATTGAATGAGCATCCATACCCCTTTACTAGCACAACACAAATATTGCGTGGTAGTGGTCCAACAGTTACAGTTACAACAAGTAGACCAAATATATTAGGGGTAGGTTCTGCAGGTGTTGTTGGTGAGGGTATTATTGTTGGCAATAGTTGTCAGTTCAATATGTTCTGTCCTAACATGCCTACATATAAATTGATTCCAGGTGGATCAATTGGTAATGGAACAACTAAAACTAATAATGCATTGCTCGAATGGTCTGACGCATTTCAGCTTTACGAATTTGTGGGAGATGCATAATGGAAAATATTCCAGCAGTAGCGAATAATAAGCCATTAGTTGTCAATGCAGAATTTGTAAGACTTACAATATACGATAGCATATTTCCAGTACTTGCAAACGCAATAGTTGCTAATACAGCATATGAAATTAAAGTTGCAGGTAATACTAGTTGGACTAGTATTGGTGCACCAAACAACAATATTGGTACTGTATTTTTAGCAAACAATGTAGGTAGTGGCAGTGGTACTGCACTTGAAGTAGAAGTTCACACTTTTAGTAGTGCGTATCAAGAAGAAACTATCAATAATCAAGTATATACTCCGTTAGGTGGACTATTAGCAGTAGGTCATCAACAGCGTGACATGCGTGTTAGTAGTGCAGATACTTCAGTATCATTAAGTGGTATTGATGGAGACAATATTCAGTATGCATTAGATGATAAGATTCGTGGTAGTAAATTAGAAATTACTAGAGGATTTTATGGAAACAATTATGTACTAGCAAACACTGCACAGAGATTTACTGGCATTGTAACTGGTTGGTCTATTATAGAAGAACGACAGGGCAATGATGATAATTTTACAGTTACATTGAATGCAAGTTCTTATAAATCAGTATTAGAAAATCGTATATCTGGTCGTAAAACAAATCCAATCAGTTGGAAAGAAACTGCACCGACAGATACTAGCATGGATCAGATATATTCATTAGCAGATCAATGGTTCGACTTTGGTGGCAAGCCTCAAGCAGGTTCTACTGTTAATAGTCAAACTAATGCACAAACAGCAACAGCAAATCAAGTTGATGCATATGTACAGGAGCAACCATAATGGGATGGTTTAAAAAGTTATTAGGCTTTGCGGCAGTTGTTGGCGCCGCATTTTTAACATTTGGTGGATCACTTGCGGCCGCGGGCGCATGGTTAGCTAGTGGATCTATTGGTGCTATGGTAGCACGAACAGTATTGACTATTGGTTTAAGTAAATTAATTGCTAATCGTGCAGGTACAAAAGCGGCAGGGGGTGATGCACCAAGTGCTCGTTTTCAGTTGAGACCAAGCACTACAAATAAAATTCCATTAATATATGGTAATGGTTATTTCGGTAGTGTAATAACAGACGCAATTATTAGTACGGACAATAAAACAATGTGGTATGTCATGGCTTGTGCTGAAGTAACCGATACTGGTTCAATTAGTTTTGGCAACATGTACATGGATAATCGTTTAATTACATTTGATGGTACTGACCAAACTAAAGTTGTTAGTTTTACAAACAATGCAGGACAAGTCGACACTAATATTGCCGGCAATATGTTTGTATACAAGTACAACAATGGTTCTAGCAGTGGCGTTAATACTGCACAAACAGCTATTCAAGTACTACAAGATAGTGCAATACCTGTTGCTAGACGATGGACTAGTACTAATACAATGACTAACACAGCGTTTGTTATTGTTAAATTGATATTTAATGCGGACAAGCAAGTTACTGGATTAGGTGAGTTAAAACTCAACATGATTAATTCGTTAAACAAACCTGGGGCTGTATTATTAGATTATATGCGTAATACACGATATGGTTGCGCTATTCCAGAAACACAAATTGATTTAACTAGCTTGGCTGCATTAGATACTTACAGCGATCAATTGATTACATATACTCCTGTAGGTGGTGGTAGTGCTACGCAAGTTAGATATCGCATTAATGGACCAATTGACTTAAGTAGTAATTGCTTAAGCAATTTACAAGAACTTGCAGATGCATGTGACAGTTGGATTCAATATAGTGAGTTGACAGGCAAATGGAAAGTTGTTATTAACAAACCATATACTGGACTATTAAGCAGTTTGTATAGTGTTGATAGTTCAGTATTGATTGGTGGTATAGATGTAACCCCAATTGATTTGAATCAAACATTTAACAGTGTTGAGATTCAATATCCAAGTAATCCAATTAAAGATCAAACAGATGTTAGAGTTATTGATTTAACAGACCCCGCTACTAGTTGGTACAATCCTGCATTATTAAGTCCTAATGAAGCAAACAATCGATTGACTATTCAATACAATCTTGTTAACAACTATGTACAAGGTGTGTATCTAGGTGTTCGTAGATTATTACAGAGTCGTGAAGATTTAACTATCAACTGTAATTTAGATTATAGTGGTATACAGATTGAAGCAGGTGATGTAGTTCGTGTAACACTAGAAGAATATGGATGGGTAGATAAACTATTCCGTGTTAGTACTGTTACAGAAGTTAAACAGCCCGATGGTAATCTAGGTGCTAGCATTGTTGCGTTTGAATATAACAGTACAATTTACAATGACCAAGCAATTGAAGATTATGTACCTGCTGACAACACAGGACTAGATGATCCTAATATCTTTGATAAGCCTTCAACTCCAATTATATATAATGGACCTATTGCTAATGGAGCAATTAATTATTATACTGTATCAAGTAATGTCCCTGCAGTAGGTACTACACTGTACATGGATTTTAATATTGGCAATAGCAGTAATGTGCAGACACATCAATCATATAGTAGTGTGCAAGTAGGTGATGGTACGCCATATACTGCAAATAGCACGATTACTATTAATGTATCTGATAGTAATCCTGGCACATATTATTGGTCTACTACTGCAAGGAACGAACAGGCAGGTAGACAAAGTAATAGCAGTAGTGCATTTGCATGGGTTGGTCCTGCTGTAACTGCTTATAATGTAAGTACATTCGTGTGCGCTTACAGTAGTGGTAATGTTGTTACTACAGCAGAAAGTACAGCAAATGTAAGAGTGGGTATGAATGTTGCAGTGACAGGCGGTACTGGTGCAGTTGCGGCAAATACATTAGTTACATCAGTTAATAGTGCTAACACTTTTACTATTAATCCTGCGCCAACGACAGCATTTAGCTGTGCTACACTTAAAGTAGGTGGTGGTGGAATTACATATAATCAAATAAGTCCTAGTTTAGGATTAAGTCAAGGCATTGGTGGTACTAATTTTAGTGTAGATGATACCCATATTCCAGTTAGCGTATATTCAACATCAACTAGAAATATTCCAGTGTACATTCCAGGCGTATCAGTTAATCCTTTAAATTATTATCCATATGTTTATGGGACATCTTCTATTCTTACTGGAACTAATGGAAATAATTATTATGCGGCCAATAGTACTGCGGCATTTGTTCCAACAAATGCGGCTACATTGTTAATTGACGATAGTGATGATAATTGGTGGAAAATTATATTTGATAATTTTTCTGCAGGTACATTAACAGATGACGAACAATATAATCTTGATTATGGTATGCAATTAGTATCTGATACAGATAACACATTAGTTCAAATTCTTCCTGGCATAACTACCACTAGTATACCATATTATCAATGTAGTACCAAATATATGGATTCCTATAACCTAACTGCCGGACAGCCCGTTATATTAACGCAAGTTTTAAAGAATTTTGGGGGTGCTTCATTATACGACGGAGGCGCAGTGTTCATACGAAATTTAACTCCAGGAAGTAATGTATATTTAATGTCTTGCAGTTTAACATCTTCAAAATCACCATACTCGTTCTTTTAAAGAACAATAAATACAAGATAAGGAAAAGAAAATGAGTTTACTATTAACAGGATCAAAAACGATCACAATCGCCGGTACGGTGATGCAATGTATAGAGATATACACAGGGGAAGCGTATACTTTTCCTTTTCAGTTTACAGATAGCGTTGGCAATGCAATCAATACTACTACATGGACATTAGGTACTGGTGTAAAATACTATGTTGCTGATAACATTGTGTATAATGCTGACATACCAACAGAGATTGTTGTAGGAAATTTAACATTAACTGGTAACACATACACTGGTGGTAATTTAACAGCGGCTTTCACTACTCCTGCAACTGGCATTGGTTATTTGTATATACCAGCAGACTTAACTGGCGCAGTTGGTGGCGGCCCAACAATAACACTAGCTAACAGTGCGGCAAATACAAACATTGCTGTTGTTACATTAACTGTAACACGAACTGACGCATTAAGTACAAGAGTAAGTATAAGTAAAGAACCAATTGGAATGATCGTAAGGTATCAATAATGTCTGATATAAATTTAGATTTTACCGTTAATAACAACAGTATTAATTTTACTGTAGAACCTAACGACATAACATTTACGCCAACTGATATTCAGTTGATTATTAATCCTAGCATCAGTCCCGGAGCCGGTGGTAATATTGGTGAATTACAATATAATAATGGTAGCTTACTAGCAGGCATTCCAACTGCAACATACACTAGTGGCAATTTAGCATTGGGCAATGTTGCTAATCTAAAGATTACCGGTGGTGTTAATGGTTATGTATTGCAAACTGATGGCACTGGCAATTTAGATTGGACCGCAATGACAGGTAACGGAGGTGGTAATGGCACCCCCGGCGGTTCTAATACTCAAATACAATATAATGATAGCGGTGCGTTTGGGGGCAACGCAGGATTTACATTTAATGAAGTAAATGGTAACGTTAACATACCTGGAAATTTAATATTAGGTGGTATTTTTGTAGGTACTATTGCAAATGCAAATTATTCAAATTATGCGGGCAATGTTGTAATATCTTCTCAACCCAATATTACAAATGTTGGTACACTAACCACTTTAACAGTAAGCGGCAATATTTCAACAACTGGAACTACTACTGTACAGCAAGCAAAAGAGAAAGTTACAGTTAGTTCTAGTCCAGCAACTGGTACTGTTAATTTTGATTTATTGACTCAAGCTATATTATTAAATACTGCAAATGCAACTGCTAATTTTACTTTAAATATTAGAGGCAATAGTTCTGTAACCTTAAACACAGTAATGAATTCAAATGAAAGCGCAACATTGCGATTCATAAACACTAATGGTGCTACTGGTTATTATGCAAATTTAATCACTATTGATGGTACTACTATTACACCAAACTGGGTAGTACCAGTCGGTACTCCTACGATCGGTATCACGGCAGGTAAAGATGCATATGATTTTAATATTATAAAAACTGCGGCGAATACATATACTGTATTAGCAAGTAAAACAGGATATAAATAATGCCTTTAATTGGTACTTCAGGTGCATTAGCAATTACAAAAACAGCATTGGGTGGTACTAGCTGGTGGATATCATGGAATGCAGTAGGATCAGATTCATATAATATTCAAACTTCAGTTGCCACTATTACAAATTCGCTTACATATTTTGTAGGTGGTAGATATTTTGTGTCTAGTGGACCCACTCCTGTATGGTTAAGTGCTATTAATTCTACATATGGTACACCAGTAATTCCATGGCAGAAACGAGAAACTGGAAGTTCTTTTTTTAATACTTCTGATATTGTTTGCGACTCATCTAATAATAAAATTTATTCAACATTCATAGAATCTTCGTCAGGTAGTAATTCATTTGCCGCGTATCAGCAAATAACAAATACAAATGGCAATGTGGATGGAATCTATATAGATAGTAATGCTATTACTGGTGTTAATACTCCTACATTTCCTTATGTTCGTATTCCTCAGTCAGTTGCGATTGATTCTACTGGTAATTATTATGTCGCTGGAACAGTCAATCAAAAACCCAATGGCAGTACTAATAATTATGTTTTATATTATACCAAATTTAATGGTGCTACAAAGATATCAGGTAATATTATTAATACCGGATATACAATTGGTCCTGCCACCGGTACCTTTACTTCACAAATTGTTTTTAATTCAACTGGACAGTTAATATTTGGGGCATCAGTTCAGTCTAGTGGTGGATTTGTCTTTAATTTAATGTCAATAAATGTCAGCACTAATACTTTTAATTGGCAGTCTACAATAGCAATGCCTTCAATAAATTTTACTGCATCATATGTACAAGATAATTCAGATAATTACTATATGTTATTTAGAGGGGTGGTAAGTGGCAATACCACAGCGTGGATTATGAAAATGAATTCCAGTGGTGTAGTGCAATGGTCAAAACAAGTAACTGGATTTACTTCGTTAATCGCTACTGGTATAACGACAGATGGAACTAATATATATGTTAATATTATAAGGACCGCAATACCATCAGATTTTAGTTATACATTAAAAATTGATGCAAATGCAAATATATTATCAGAACGTGTTATAAGAGCCACCACCGGTAATTTACAGACTGAATTTATAGTTTATGATACAACTGGTTTACTGTACACAGGTAGCAGTACTAGTGGACCATGTGTGATTAATTTGCCATCTGATAGTACTATACCGGGCTCAGGATCCTATGCAGTTACGGCTAATGTAACTATGTCGTATTCATCTTCAAGCGCATTATCACTTGTTAATGGCAGTCCAGGTGCTGGATCACTCGGTACTATGACTATAGGCACTGCGACGACTACAGCATATACTTTAACTACATTAACTTCAAATACTAGCATTGCAACAACAACAACTAAAGTACTTAATTAAAAGCATAAATACAATATCACACACACGAACTACCGCGAGTCAGTAGTAGTTCGTTAAGATGCGAGACAGCAGAGGAAAACAAATGGCAAAATTCACACAAGCCACGCTTAATCAAGTGGCAGGCTTTGACGCTCAAGTATTAGCGCAAAACTTAATTTATCAACAAAAAGATTTTTGGAACTTTGAATGGTCAACAATCACAAGTTACACTAGTGGTTGGCAGACTGGCACAACACCAGTAGACTTGACGGGTGCTACTATCAATGCACAAATCGTTCGTAGAGCAATAGTAGATTACCAAGATAGTAGAACTGGCATAGATTTTAAAATCTATGATTACCCATTAGTTCCTCTTATCACAACAATTACTGCGGCAGAAACTACAAATGATACATTTACTTGTACAAGCACTGCCGAACTATTTGTAGATCAGCCCGTTCAGTTTGTTGGCGCAGTGTTTGGTGGTGTAGCAATCAATACAACATACTATGTAAAAACAATTATTACTGAAACAACATTTACAATCAGTGCTACACAAGGTGGCGGTATATTTAACTTAACTACTGCTACTGGTACAATGCGTATGAATCGTGTCGCACCCACTCCAATAGTATTACCAATTAGTAATATCAATACAAGTGCAGGAACTTTCACACTAACAATAGATGACGATACATGGGACTTAATCGCAGGTGATCCTGATTTAGATATCAGTGCTGATGAACCAGCATGTTTCACAGGTAGAATAAAGATAAGTTTCCCTGCAGTTGGAACACAACCAGCATATGACCAAGCAGTATTTTTACTGTTCTTGGTAAATTCAGATGGGGTAATCAACTACTAATATGGCTAATCAAGTAATCGTAACAAACACAGGCAATGTACAAGTTGCATTGACTCCACCACCTAATGTACAGGTACAAATCAGTCGTGCGGCGATTGGTACTGTAAGCAATGTACCAACAGCAAACTTTGCAAACTATGCGGCAAATGTAACAAGTAGTAGTCAACCTAACATCACTAGTTTAGGTACATTGACAGCATTAAACGTAGCTGGTAATGGTACAGTTAACAATTTAACTGTTACTGGTAATCTAAGTGTTGGTAACTTATTTGCTAACAATGCAAACTATGCTAACTTTGCTAATATTGCAAACATAGCCAATACTGCAAATAGTGTAGCAGTAGCTAATGTTGTTGGCATTGGTAACATTGCTACTATCAATTTAGATGGCAATGCAAGTAATATCTTATTTGGTAATGGCATATTCAGTGCTATACCTGTCGTATCTAATGTAGCAAATGCAAACTACGCAAACTTCGCTGGAAACGCATTTAATGTAAGTGGAAGTAATGTTACTGGAGCAGTAGCTAATGCAAACTATGCGGCAAACGCAGGCAATGCTACAATAGCAAACAGTGCAAACAGTGTAACACTTGCAAATGTAAGTGGTGCAGGTAATATTGCATCAATCAATTTAGATGGCAACGTTGCAAATCTATTAACGGGTAATGGCACATTCGTTGCTATTCCAACAGTTAGTGCTAATGCTAATTATGCAAACTTTGCAGGTCAAGTTGTTGATGCTACACAAAGCAATATTACAACAGTGGGCACATTAACTAATGTAATTACATCTGGACAAGTAACTTCTACAAGAGCAGGTAATGCAAGTGATGGTGGTGGTCAATTATATCTAAATGGTAGTGGTAACAATAGAATTGATTACAATACAAATGGCACTGGTGCTCCTGCAACTACTACAAGAAGTGCTGGAACTAAAATAACATTATATCCAGCATTAAGTGGAAGTCAAACTGATTACGCTATGGGTATAGATGCCGCAACTATGTGGTCAAGCGTTCCTGTTAGTAGTCCTTCATTCAAGTTTAAGTGGTATGGTAACACAACAGAAATTGCTAATTTAGATGGAACTGGTAATTTAAGTGTTGCAGGTAATGTTACTGCATCAAACATTAATGGTAATGTTGCAAATGCAAATTACGCAAACTTTGCTGGAACAGCGTATAGTGTAAGTGGTGCAAATGTTAGTGGTGAAGTAGCAAATGCAAACTACGCCTCATATGCAAATATAGCCAATACAGCAAACAGCGTAGCATTAGCTAATGTTGTTGGTATAGGTAATATTGCAAATATCAATTTAGATGGTTCTAGTTCAAATGTATTATTTGGCAATGGTGTATTCGCACCTGAATCTACAAGCATTGCTAACGCTAACTACGCAAACTTTGCAGGTAATTTAATTAATGGCACAAGCAATATTACTATTCCAGTAGCGAATGGCAATGTCAATATTAGTAGTAACGGTGTTGCAAATATATTGAGTGTTCTAGCAAATGGTGTTACATTTATAACTCCACCAACAACTGTTAATGGTGCATTGACTATTGATAGTTTTAGTAATCCTGCAGGTGATGTGCATCGTATTAACAGTCGCCGTGCTCGAGGTAATGCAACAACACCATTAAGTGTTAATCCAAATGATGCTACAATGCGTTTCTTAACTTGGGGATACAACGGTACAGCGTATCAACTTAATAGCCTTGCAAGTATTCGTGGTTTAGTAGATGCAAGTTATACGGCAAACGGTGCTAATATACCATTAGGTTGGTCAATTCAAGTTAATGATACTAATGGTGGAACAAACAATCAAGCTAGAACACACAACTTTTGGGCTAATGGTAATGTGTCATTGAACAATGTTATCTTTGCTGATGGTGGTGGATTAAGCAATATCACTGGCGCTAATGTAACTGGACAGGTAGCATATGCCGCAGTAGCAAACAGCGTTGCAGTTGCAAATGTAAGTGGCATTGGTAACATTGCAACTATTAATTTAGATGGCAATGCAAGTAATGTATTGTTTGGTAATGGTGTATTTGCACCCGAATCTACAAGTATTGCAAATGCCAACTATGCTAATTTTGCAGGTAATCTAATTAATGGCACAAGTAACATTACCATTCCTACAGCAAATGCTAACATACTATTCAGCACAGCAGGCAATGCAAATATTGTTGATATTTTTGCAACAGGAACCGTTAATGTAAAACCACCAGCACAAGGTCCATTGAACGCACTACGTATTGAGACATATGGTCGTAGTGGTAATCAAGGTGCACAGCGTATCAATTCATCTAGATATCGTGGTAACAGTACAACACCATTAAGTGTACAGCCGGGTGATGCTACTATGGAATTATTAACTGCTGGCTATAATGGAACAATATTACAAACAAGTAGTATTGCACGAATTCAATCTATAGTTGATAGTAGTTATACAGCAAACGGTGCTAACATACCATTAGGTTGGCAAGTTCAAGTTAATGACACAAATGGTGGTGTTAATAATCAACTTAAAACACATAACTTCTATAGTAATGGAACAGTAAATTTTGCTAATAGCATTACTGTATCCGGCACTGGAAATATTAGTATTGGCAATATAACAGCAAACGGTGGAAACTACGCTTTTAGTAATAGTACTGGTGGTAAAACAAGTGTTGATTTGTTTGGTGATAAAACTGTAAATAGTTTTTTTGGTATAAACGATGCACAGTTTGGTGTAACAATGAGTAATGTAGATACTACTACAGGTTTTAGCCCATTCAGATTCCAACAGTATGCTCCTACTAACAATCAATTTGGTACGATGTTTATGTATCGTGCTAGAGGAACTGATTTCTTTAGTTCAGCTCCGGTAGTTGCAGGTGACAAGATTTATAGTATTGGTTTTATTGTTAACAGCAATAATGTAACTACTGGTACTGGTGGTTTTAGTTCACAAGTAACTTACAATGA